CTGATGACCGCCGAGGAGCGGTCTGAATACCGGCTCAACAAGGCGCTTGACGAGATGAAGCGCGTGCAGGCGCACGCAACCTTTGTGCAGCAGGACGCGGCAGACCGTTCGGCTTTCGAGGCCAAGCTGCCCCTAAAATTTCGGCATTTATCGTCAGAGGTTGAGGCGAAGCTGCAGGAGATTCGGACGACGAACCGTATCAATATCCCCCGCGACACGGCCCTCCGGCTTGTCCTCGGGGAAAAAGTTCTGGAGCGTGCCGGCGGGAAGCCAAGCACGGGCCGGAGCGCCGCGTCAGCGCGGCGGAGCCCCCCGCCTCTCAACAGTCGCGGGGATCAAGGGGGTGATCGTCGGAACAACCGATCACTCGAACAGCGGTTGGAAAACGTGCCGCTCTGAGCGTAAGCTCACGGCCGTCATGAAAGGAACTATACGATGGCTGTGAACTCGGCATCACAATTTTCGTCGGACATTGAAGCCTATATTGCTGACAAGACGCTCCCCCTGGCGCGTCGTCAGCTTGTGGTCTACCAGTTCGGCGACCCCCTGACGCTCCCTAAAGGGCGCGGCACGACCTACACGGCGACCCGGTTCGAGCGTATCCCGCTCCCCTTCCAGACCCTTTCGGAAGGCGTGCCGCCTGTTGGCCAAACAATGTCGATCTCGCAGGTATCGGCGACGGCGCAGCAGTGGGGCGACAAGGTTACGATCACCGATGTGGCCGAGCTGACGATCAAGCACCCCCTGTTCCAGAAGGCCGTCGAGCTGACGGGCTTGCAGGTCGCGGAGACGCTTGAGCGCAACACGAACAACACCCTCATGGCCGGCACGCAGATCAACTACGTGAACAGCCGTGGCGCTCGTGCCTCTTTGGTCGCTGGCGACGTGCTCAACATCCACGAGATCAACCGCGCTGTCGGCGCGCTCAACACCATTGGCGCCCCGCGCTATATGGGCGACGAGCAGACTGACACGAAGATTGATGCGAAGGCTGGCGGCGCGAAGGCGTCGGCTAACCCGCGCACAACCCCGCACTATTGCGCTGTCATGCACCCGCTAGTTGAGCAGGACATGCGCGAGAACTCCACGGTCATCACGGCGTGGTCTTATTCGGACATTAACCGGCTCTACAACAACGAGCTTGGCGAACTGTCCGGCGTCCGCTTCTGTCGCTCGAACATGGTCCCGTCGTTTACCGGCGTGGCTCAGATCAACGGCACGGCTGGCACCGCCGGGTCGCTGGCAACCGGCACCTACTACGTGCAGGTAACGGCTTCTGATGTTCAGAACCAGTACGAAAGCCGTATCTACCAGGTATCGGCGTCCGTCTCCGTGACGGGTCCGACGGGCTCGATCAGCGTCACGCTGCCGAGCACCTCCGGCTACACGTGGAACGTCTACATCGGCACCACGACCTCGCCGACGACTCTCGGCCTGACCGCCGCAGGTCCGACCTCTGGCCCGATGCAGGGTCAGGCGGTTCAGCTTTCCGGCAACCAGACTGTCATCATCACGAACACCGGCGCGTCGCAGACCCCTCCGGCGGCTCCTGCCACCGGCGTAACGGTTTACCCGACGTACATCTTTGGGCGTGGGGCCTACGGGCAGGTCATGCTGGACGACATTAAGACCAGCTACCTGAAGGAAGCCGACAAGTCTGACCCGCTGAACCAGCTTCGTGTGGTCGGCTGGAAGGTCTTTTACGGCTCCATCATCCAGAACCAGACGTTCATGATGCGCATTGAAGCGACTTCCGCCTTCACCGCCACCTTCGGCTGATAACAACCGGGCCGGGTAAATCCCGGCCCCTCTCATCCACGAGGGTGACATGGCAACGATTACACTCGGCACAAACGCAAACAACACGCTGACCGCTGTCGCATTTTCCAAAGGACCGGCGACGCTGAGCGAAGCCGATATTGCGACCATTGCAGCCGCCATCAAGTGGGATGGCGTGAACGGCAACCTCATCCAGCCGGACTCGTTCGAGCGCACCGGCCTGCTGTACGTTCCGCGCCGCGGCGTACTGAAAGTTCTTCCGGGCGATTACGTTGGTGTGGACAGCAAAGGCTGGCCGATCCTCGTGTCGTCTGACAGCATTGCGTATGCCAGCACGAGCTGGACGCATACATAGAGGAGAAGGCTATGGCTACCAGAAAAGGGCGCGGGCGCGGTACGCCTGCATTTGTCCCGAACATCGACATGCTCAGCGAGCAGGAGCAGGAACAGCTCCGCGCGCAGGCGAAGAAAGAGATCGCGGAGGACATGAAGAAGGCGGCGCGTACCGCCGCTCTCGAAGCCTTCAAGGACGAGGCCCGCCGCGCCGTCGATCCGGACGAGGAACTGTTCTCTTTCCAGATCGATTTGCCCGGCCACGCTGACCGGATCACTATTGACGGAATTTCCTATTTGCACGGTGGGACCTACGAGTTCACAAAGAAAGAACTCGACACAATCCGTGAAGTCCAGTCACGCGCGTGGCGGCACGAGGACGAAGTGGGCGGTGCGAACCGTGACTTCTACCGCGCTCCGCGCAACGTGAGAGTCGGCCCGAACGATATTGGCCGGCCCAACTCCAGCCTGATGAGGGTATAAGCAAAATGGAAGCCGCTTCGACAGCGCCTGCAATCGGCGTTTCTTTCCAGATTGACCTTGGTACAGGGCGGACTATCGTCATGCAAACGCATGTCGATCAGGACGCTGGGCAGGGGAGCATCGACGTTCTCCTGGACAAGATGGGCGCGGCAGCAGAACGCCAGCGCGTCCACTACGGGCATGTCGCGAAGAAGGAAGCTCTTGAGCAGCTTCTGGAGCAGCAGCAGCGTCAGTACGATGCTTTCAGCCGCGACTTCATGCGGCTCGAAGACGAGCGCGCGGCGCGGGAAGCCGAGCACGCGGAAGGCGGGCGGCGCGGTCCTTACAAGGCTCCGCCGAACGAGGAGAGCCAGCGCAAGAATGCGCGGGTGACGCTCGAAAATGCCAAGCAGGACATGGACAAGACGCGACGCCAGATCGCCGAAGTCGGCGAAGTGATCGCGGGTTTCGGAGGGTAGTATGGCGCTTACCGCCGCGCAGATCGTTGCGCAGGCTCTCAAGATCGCGAAGTGCCCCGGCTTTACCGAGCTTGGTGGTCAGTGGCTCAACGTGATTTTGCAGGACCTGTGTCAGGACTATGATTTCGACACTGCGCGGAGCGTCTACACTTTCAACCTCAACTCCGGCGGGGTGACGGGTTCCGGCCCGTACCCCATGCCCACCGACTACCTCCGCGCCAAATACCGCGACGTGTTTTACACGATCAACGGCGTGAAATATTTCCCGATCATGATTGACCAGGCGGAGTATGACCGGCTCGTGCAGGTCCCTTACATGCAGTCGTACCCGACGCACTTTGCGACGGACGCCAGCCAGTCCCCGATTGATATGTATTTCTGGCCTCCGCCGTCTGGCGCGTATGCGATGACGGTGCGTTACTTTCGGCAGATGGCGGAGATTACCACGCCGGAGACCTCGACGGACGTACCCTGGTTCCCAAACACGAACTACCTCATCACCCGGCTTGCTGGGGAGATCATGAAGATTACGGCGGACGAGCGCGCTGCTGGCTTCCTAGCGGACGCGGAGAACACCCTGCGCCGTTATCTTGAGATGAAGGATGACAAGAGCGGCAAGGCGCAGAATGTTCAGCTTGACCGCCGCGTGTTCCGCAGCGGGTTCTCTAACCTTCCGAACACCAAGACTCTAGGCTGGTGAGCGCATGGCCACCACGCTTGCACGGACAGCCCCCATACCGTTTGCCCCCATCGGGTTGAGCGACAGCGTTGACGGGACGCTTACGCAGTCCGGCGAGAATGGCCCGCTGTTCGGCAATATGTCGTCTCTTGAAAATCTTATCCCTGACCCCTCGACACGCGGGATCTGGCGGTGTCGTCCTGCCGCTGTAGAGATTGCCGACTTCACCGGGTTCACGAACCCCTCGACGGCCTCGTGCCTCTACCGATTCGGGCGCTATATCTATGGCATGATCGCCTCGGACCTGACGCCGGGCTATGACGAGCCGTTCTGCTACGACGTGGTGAGCGACACCTATGTTGCGGTCACGGGTGTGACACCCCTTAACGTCCCGGTCTCTCCGGCGGCGTCGGGTGACTGGCAGCCGCCGCACATGGAGCTGGTCGGCGTCAATCTGGTGGTGACGCACCAGGGGTTCGACGGGATAACAAATTTCTTCGGCTGGCTCGACATATCAGACCCGGCAGCTCCCGTGTGGAGCGCGGGCAATGTGACGACCTCCGCGTCAGGGACGCCCTTGCCGTCCGTCCCCGTCTGGTGCTCACAGTTTTATAACCGGGCGTATTTTCTCGTAAACCCGGTGAACGATCAGCCGGCGGCTTTCTTCACGGATCCACTGACGCTCAACATGAGCGACGCAAGCCACATACTAACCTTTGGCGACAACACGCCGCTGACCTGCTCAAAGGGCATGTCCTACAACACGCAGCTCAACGGCGGCGTGGTCCAGTTCCTGCTTGTGTTCAAGGGCGTCTCGGACATTTACCAGATACAGGGCGACGCAGCATCGACGGACAAGCCGCTCCAGCTTGACGCGCTCAATGTCTCGACTGGGACACTGGCGCCGAACTCGGTGGTCAACACGTCCAAGGGGCTCATGTTCATGTCCCCAGATGGATACCGCGTGATTGACTTCACGGCCAAAGTGTCGGACCCCATCGGGGCCTACGGGCAGGGGATCACGCTTCCGTTCATTTACGCGGCTGTGCCCTCGCGCGTCTGCGCGGCCTACGCCTCCGGCGTTATGCGGGTAAGCCTCCAGAATAACGCAGCGGTGGATGCTCCGATGCAGGAGTATTGGTTCCATACTGCGCTTGGCGTGTGGTCAGGCCCGCACAGTTTCCCAGCGGCGCAGATCGTCCCTTACGACAACACGTTCATCATGGTCGCCGACGGCGTACCGGGCAAGCTCTGGCGCTCCGACGCCATCGCGTCCACCTCTTCTGTCTATGAGGAGAATGGCGTGCAGATGGCGTGGAGCTGGTCCACGGTCATGCTGCCGGACCCCGGCACAATGTCGGAAATGTCATGGAACGAGATGACTCTGGACATGGCGCTCGTCGCCGGTATGCCGCCGATCACGTTCAGGGCGTTCAATCAGGACAACCAGACGCTCGACGACGGCACCACGTCTTACCCCGTCACCGGCTCCGTAACGGTATGGGGCGCGTTCACATGGGGCGCTGCGGTGTGGGGCGGTACACCGAACGGGCTGCGACCAAGACTTGTTTCATGGGACGCCCCGGTGGTGTATAGACGAGTGGCGCTTGAGGTCGCTGGCGAGAGCCGGTCAGCCGTCAAGATCGGCAAGCTCTCCATACGGCGCGAGGAGCTGCGCTACATTCAACAGGACGCTTGATATGTCGATTATTGGCTCGCTCCCCTCCACCCTGACCAACGGAACCACGGCGGACGCTCCGCAGGTGCAGGCCATTCTCGACTACCTGCGTAGCCAGGTGAACGCCAACGCCGCGGCGAACGGCGCGAACAACGACATTACGGCCCTGCTCGGCATGACGACGCCGCTCAACCGGGCCTCGGGCGGCTCCAGCATTTACGTCTCTACGTCGGCGTCAGCCGGTACGGCAAACGCGCAGACCGTGGCGACAGTCATCCCCGCCAACTTCACCCTCGCTGAAGGCAATCAGGTTTTCTTTGAGGCGGGCGCGACGAACACGGGCGCAGCCACTCTTGCGGTCAACGGGCTGGCAGCCACGGCGCTGCGCAGGCAGACCCCCAGCGGTCTCGAAGCCTTGACGGGCGGGGAGATCATCGCCGGGCTGATCACTGCCGCGTGGTACGACGGCACATACTTCGTATTGATGACCGATTACCGGAACGCTTACGGCCCGGCGACAAACCTCGCTTCGGCTGCTACGGCGGACCTCGGCACGATCCCCAGCCGCAACGTGGTCATCACGGGCACGACGGGCATCACATCTTTCGGCTCGACGGCCTCAACGGCACGCCCGATTTATATGGTCCGCTACAGCGCGGCGCTGACCCTGACCTACAACGCTACGAGCATGATACTGCTCGGCAGTGCCGACCAGACAGTGGCGGCAGGGGATAGCCATGTGTTCGAATATCTCGGCAGCGGCAATTGGCGGCAGCGTTTCGTCAATAAGGCCGACGGCACGCCGGTCATCTCTCTGGCCTACGCGACGGACAAGCGCCAGACGGTTATCTCTGGCCCCTACAACAGCGACGGCACCCCGAGTTTCCTGACGACCTCGGCTAACCTAAACCTGACAAGCCAAAATGTCAGCTCCACTTACCCGCTCGTTGTCGGCAGCGCCTACGGCAGCGGCGTCGGTGGCGCGCTCAACCGCTTTGGCCAGACGACCTCCAACCTTACGTGGACGGGGCTTACCAACGCGGCGACGAATTACCTGTTCGTGACGGTCAACGTGGACGGTACGCTCACGGCGGGCTTCACAACGACGGCCCCGGTATACCAGTGGGGCGGTGCGCCCTCCACGACCAACGGCCAGTATACTTTCGTCATCTCCGAGATGAAAATGTATCTCGGCAACGGTTCAACGGCCTCGCAGGTCTACGTTGTTTTTGTTGGCGAGGCTGTGACGGCAGGCTCAGCAGTCACGTCGGTGGCAGCTTACGCTTACCGGGGTCTTTACCAGTACGACGACACGAGCAGCTTGCCTGCTCTGTCAACGGCGGTCAGCAAGACTCACAATCTTGGTGTCGCGACCGGCGTCGTGGCCACGCTCTCACTGGTCAACTCGACGACCGAGGCCGGATACGCGGTTGGGGACGTGGCGGTCAACCCATGGTCTGACTACACCGGCCCGACGTATGAGGCCGTTGCCCCGTGGTTTAACAAGCTGACCGTCGGGTTTACAACAGGGTCCAACACCGCGTGGCTCTTGGCGAGCAGATCGTCCGCCGGGTCCCGCGTGTCCCTTACTGCTGCAAGCTGGCGGTACAGGCTTAACGTAGTTCGCAACTGGTAGTTTGCGTACACCCGGCGCGTGGAGTATAGTGCTTACAGCGCGTCACAACAGCGACCGCAGGAGGTCATCATGAAGAAGTTTATCGCTGCACTGCTTACCGTTCTGATGGCTCCGGCGATTGTGCTGGGCGCCAATATCGCTCTCCAGACCGGCCCCGTCGATGTGGCCGATCTGCGCGGCACCATCAACCGGCTGATTCAGTCGATCAACGCGGGTGTCACCGGCAACCTCGTGATGGACGGCACCGCCGTTGACACGGGCACCGGCACTTCTGAGCAGATCCTCAAGACGTTCACTCTGCCGGCCAGCTACCTCGGCACGAACGGCCAAGGTCTCCGTATTCGCTGCTTCGGCACCACGGGCGCGACGGTCAACAACAAGACCATGAAGCTCTACTTTGGTAACTCGGTCATCACGACGCCGACCGCTGCGACGAACGCCAAGGGCTGGAATCTTGAGATGTACGTCATGCGTACCGGCGCGGCTACGCAGGTTGTCTCTGCCAACGGCATCGTGGACACGACACCGGTCACTCCATACTACAATGCCGGCACCGATGCTCTGACCTCTGATGTGGTCATCAAATGCACGGGCACCGACGGCACCAGCGCGGCGGCGGACATTTCCGTCAAGGGCTTCGCCATCGAAGTTCTGCGGTAAGGAGGGCACAATGGCCAAAGACAAGAAAGCGTCTGCTCCCGCAAAGAGCGCGACAAAGACGCAGGGTTCGACTTCGGTCAACTCTACAAATCACGGCGTCAAACTTCAGGGGGCCTCTGTCAATGCGGACGCAACGCGCTCTGGCGTCGCCAAGTCTCACTCCATCGGTGGACGCTCGGCCTGATCGCCTGACGTATCAGTGGGAGCCATTTTCTGCCGTTGTGCAGGAAGTGCTCCCACTTCTGCGCGAGCACTGGCATGAGATCGGCCTCGATCATGAGAAGTGCCCTCTCGACCCCAACTGGCAAGCGTGCATGGCCTATGAAGCGGCCGGCCAGCTCCACGTTTTCACAGCGCGCTCAGAGGGTGCGCTTGTGGGCTACAACGCTTTTATCGTTCACGGACGGCTGCACTATCAGTCAACGAAGTTTGCTCTTAACGACGTGATCTGGCTGCACCCGCTGCACCGCGAAGGGTTCGCCGGGGTGAAGCTCATCAAGGGGGCGGAGCCGCACCTACGTTCCCTGGGCGCGAAGTTCATCGAGTACGGACCAAAGCTGCACTTCCGTGATGGGCATTTCCAAAAACTGCTTACTCGTCTAGGGTATGGCGCGTTCGAGACCCGGCACCGCAAATATATCGGAGAGTAAGCATGTCAGGTTCAGACGCACCCCCGGCACCAGCCACTTACCAATTCCAGAACCAGGGGGCTGCGGACAGCGCGGCGTGGTCTGGCATCGACAAGATGGGCCAGCAGCCGAACTATGGTCAGCAGGCGTATGACGCTTTCTCCCCCGGCTTTTACGGTGCGAGCGGTGCGAGTGGCTGGGACCCGCAGGGGACGGTGGCGGCTGGTAATTATCTGACGCAGGCCGGTGCGCCGCTGGCTGACTACGGGTTCAAGATGCTCGACCAAGGCATCGATCCGCAGAACCAGCTTTACGATCGTTCACGCCAACTCTTGCAAGATCAAGTGCGCGCCGGGCAGTCCTCGCGCGGCATCGCCATGACGCCATACGGCGCCGGTCTTGAAGGCAAGGCCATGAGCGATTTCAATACTGACTGGCGCAACAGCCAAGTGCAACGCAGCGCGCAAGCGGCGCAGGGAGCCGCGCCGTTGTTCCAGCAGATGGACAAGAACGTCGTCACGGGACAGCAGCTCGCCATGTCCGCGCCGCAGCAGCAGGCGCAGCTCATGCAGTCGCTCCAGTCCGGCGGCGCTGCCACGAACGTGATGCAGCAGCAGGTTCTCGACAACCTGTTCAAATACCTGTCCGGTGGCCAGAGCGCGGACGCCAACGCCATCAACAACTACAAGACGCAGGTCGCGGCGTGGGACGCGGAGAACAAGAACAATGCGTCGATGATGAATGGTATCGGCAAGCTCGCGGGCAACGCCATGATGTTCCTGCTATAGGAGAGCGCAATGGGTTTCAGCTTTCTCGGCGCGCTCGGACACGGCGGCTCCGGCTTTGTGGACGGTATGCAGGCCTACGAGGCCAACCAGCGCAGTCAGTTGGAGAACGAGGCGCGGCAGCGCGCGCTCGACACGGAGACGGCCTACGGCAACACGCTGGGCGGCGGGGCGCAGGGCGCTCAGCCATGGGACCAGCAGAGAAATTCTATCTGGCAGCGCATCGGCCAGATGTTTCAGGGTGGGCAGGCTCCGCAGAATGACCCCATGGGCGCGACGGCGCTCCCTGAAGGCGTGCAGTCAGCGCTGCCCCCTACGATGGGGCAGCAGAATATGTTCGAACAGATCGGCGCGATGGGTCAGCAGCAAGGGCTGCCGGGCTTCTCCGCCATGCCGCAGGGTATGCCTCAAGGCGCTCCGCAAGGAATGTCAGCGGGTCCGCAGGCCATGCCGCAGTCGTCCGCTCCTCCCCAGATGGCGAGCCCGCAGGGTGCTCCGCAGCAGATCACCAATCCGCAGGCAGCTCTGCCGTCTATTATCGGGCGCATGAACATTCAGGAAATCGGGCAGCGTGTGCGCGCTGCGAACCCCGGCGCTCCTCCGCACGTCATCGCTGGGGCCGTTGACCGCTTCCGCCCGTGGATGAACGACGAGGCCAAGGTCCAGTGGCAGCTTGCGCAGATGGAGCTGCGGCAGCAGGCCGAAGGGCGTCGGCAGGAGCAAGGCGACGAACGACTCGCGCAGGGCGGGCAGCGTCTCGAACTTTCTCAGCAGCAGGCCGGGGTGCGGGAGCGTCAGGGCGACGAACGACTGCGTATCCAGCAGCAGGGCGCGAACACGCGAGAGCGTAGCCAGCAGGATCTCGGCAACTATCGGCAGGCCCGGCTCGGCCAGCTCGGCGAGCAACTCGACCTGCGTCGCCAAGAAATTCAGAACCGTTCTGAGCGGGCGCTTCAGCGCGTGCAGGAGGCTCGTAGCGAGAAAGACCGCGCAGCAGCCATCCGCGAGTACGAGCAGGCATGGCGGGAGTATTCCTCGACGGCTTCGCGCATGGTGACGGCTGCTAACATTGTTGACCAGAAACAGCGCAAGGCTGTTCTCGATCAGCTTAACGCTGACCGCGAGTCCGCCATGGCCCGCCTCGAACCTTTCCGCACCGGGACGGCGCAGCCGTACCAGCAGACCAACCGTATCCCGGCAGCCGGTGGAGCGGGTCTCACTCCGAACGACCCGGAGATGGAGCGGGCGATACAGCGCAGTCCGGCGGCGCAGCGCGCCATCGCCAGCGAACCCGCCCGCGTCGTTCCGGGGACAAAGAACCCGGCCCGCGTCATCCCGATGACGCCGCAGCAACCGGCACCCGCCGCAGCGCCGCAGGCTGACCCTCCTCCGCAGGTCCTCCAAACCCTAAAGCCCGGCGTGATCACCACGTTCGGCAATGGGCAGAAATGGACGATACAGGATGGCAAGCCCGTAAAGGTGCAGTGACGTGGCCCGCGAACTTACGATCTTCCTCAACCCGAAAACTTCGCCCGACGGCGAAGGGCAGGGTGGTGGCTGGGACGTAGTTCAGGAAGCCCCTGCGGAAACACAAGGTAACGAGTGGTCTGTCGTCGGCGAGGAGCCCGTCCCTGCCGTCGGAGGCGTTGACGACGCGACCGTCCAACCTGCGAGCGGGTCCGGGCTTGCAGACTGGTTTCGGAAGGGTGCCCAGCGGATGGAGAGCGGCGTGGCAGCCGCACCCCCGAAGACGACCAACGAAGCACTCAGGCAGGTGGAGCAGAACCTCGCCAAGCCCGACTTCGCTAGTCCGCCGCCGGGTCCCCCTATCGAAGCGCGGCACGCCAGCCCGCACGACTTCGACCGTTTTAATTGGGAGGAAAACATAGGCAGCGGAGAGGGTAATCAGATGATTACCTCTGGCACATATTTGTCCACGTCTCCCGGTGTCCACAAGAGCTACGTGAACAAGTTCGGCGGAGACGCGGGCAAGGCGACGCAGGACGCTATTGACGAACTTAGACTGCATATTGCCGATCTGGAGCGAGGGCAAGCGGACGAGATCAGAAAAGGACTGCCCCCTTACGAGCCGTTTACGAAAGGGATCGCCGAAGCGAGGCAGAAAATACAGGCTCTCGAAGAAGGTCGTATGACGGCCGCCGAGGCGCAGCCGTGGAAACCGCCGCCGGCCAAGCAGTACGATGTAAAGATACACGCCAACGAGGACGACATGCTCGACTGGGCGAAGCCGCTCAGCGCGCAGCCAAAACTCATGGAGCGCATCCCTCCAAAAGTCTTGCAGGAGATCGAAGACCTCGCCGACGAGCGCGGGATAAACGGCCCCTTGTCAGCCCCCGAGGCATGGTCCGGGAAAGACCTCGTGCGCGCGCTTGAGCGGTACGAGATGCAAGAAAGCCCGAACATCCCTGCGGAGATCCTTCTCCCCAGCGGCAAAAAGCATTCGTCATGGATGACCGGGGACACCAATGCCAGGACGCATACGGCAGCGTACCTACACTCTCTAGGCATCCCCGGCGTGCGCTACCCCGCCTCTGGTGGTAAGCTGGACAGCGCGCCGAATTACGTAATATTCGACGATAAGACCCTTGAGATCATCAAGAAATATGGCCTGACTGGCCTGCTTGGCGGCGGCGCGGTAGCCGCTGCGGCATCTCCGGGTGACGCACAGGCGCAAGAACCGTCCAGCGACTGGTCTGTCGTCAGTGAAGAACCAGCTCCCGCACCGAGTCGAAGCGGTGCGCCGGGGCCCGGTGGCGCGGCACCTTCTCCCCCTGCGCCACCGGCAGCCTGGTTCGACTCCCCCATGCGCAGCCTGCCGCCCGCGTCCCAGCAGGAGGCCGTGCTCACGCAGGGCAAAACGCCGTTTGATCGCGTCGTCGATTCTATCCCGAACCCGCGCAATATCCCCCAGCGTGTGGCAGAAGATTTTAAGGCGGGCGTTGCCACGGCGACGAACCCGCAAGCGTCCATCTTTGAGCGCATTCTTGGTGGTGGCGCGGCTGCGCTCTCCGGCATCTCCGGTGCGTCGAAGGCTCTGGTCCGTGACCCCGTGCTCAACGCCACCGGCGACCTTAAGAAAGCCAACGAGGCTGACATGGTGGCGGGCTTCGCCGTCGGACCCGGCGCGGGTCTGCGCGGCCTCCCCGGTGTACGTGGTCAGGTCGCCGCTGCTCAGCAGGCCGCTCCCGCTGCTCGTGCTGGGCTGCCCGTCCCTGCCGCGCCTCCTGTCGGTGGTCCTCCGCTTGCTCCGCGTGGCGCTCCGCCGCCTCCTGTCGGTGGTCCTCCGACCGTCCCGCCAGACATTCTGCCTCCCCCCGGTGGACCGGCGCTGCCGCCTGCTGGTGGCTCCAGCTTCTCCCGTGCTACCGAACTTGGCGAAATTGTCGAGCC